TCGGACCCCACTGGCTCTGACCTCTTAAAGTTAGGTACACCTTTAGGTAAAAGCCAAAACACGTTAGGGTGATATGCTCCTTGCACGACATAACGCATTAAATGCGTTGCATGACTTCTCAGAAAATCAATGCGATCTTTCTTTAGTCGGATTTCTGATGCTTCCTTAAAAACCTCAGAAATTGGTTTATTTCTTGCCATTCATGTCTCCTAAATAAATTCTTGGTAATGTTCTAGCAAATATGCAAGATTATACTTTTGAAGATAATCCATAAGCAAATTTGGCTTTTTGCTTTGATCAATCAAATCTTTTATAATATCAGCCTTGATTTCTGCTGGTGTATGCTTTAAATTAATTAATCGATCATTTCTGATATAGTGAGAGTCTGCAATGACCTTATCAAACTCATTTTTATTTATAAACCATTCATCAATCTTTTTTTGATAAATTGGCTTTTGTCTCTTGGTATTATTAATAAAAGTATCATCATCAGAAAATATATTCGGTATTCCATCCGTTGCATCACCTTTAATAATGTGCTCAAACAGAAACTTCTTTATTTCATCTTTAGTATAAAATTCTTCCTTCATTGATTAAAATCCTTATCCTATTATATAAATAATATATTACCACAGAAAATAGGATAAATCAATGGCTTTTATATACGCTTTCATAATGATATAGAGTATATTATTCATGGAGAATTAAAAAAATTTTGTAATATACATAAAATATCTTTTAGTCAATTATATAAGGATGTTAATGAAGAATACAATACTGTACCAAAAATTTCTAATAAAGCAAATTTTATTAGAAATTTTGAGGAAAGAAAAAATTCTGAAGGTTGGTCAATCTTTCAACTTGATTAATATATCTCTAATAGGTTTGTATATAGAAACTTTTTCTGATAATAATTGTAAGAAATCTTTATCTTCCGAAATAATCAGACACTTCTTCACATATGGTGAAGAAGCCAAAGTTCCGATAATATCGTCGGACTCGGCGTTGGCAACCTGAAGGACAGGAAAAGGAATATATTCACGCAATTCTTTTTTGATTTTATCCATGTATTCGTGAATAGCTACCCAATCAAATTCAGATTCGTCTTTACTTTTCTTACGTTTTGCTTTATATTGTTCGAATATAGAGTATCGCCAAGAACTACCAGAGTCACATGAAATAATCATGTTACCATATTCTCGACCAAACTTAGTTCTATATCGACGAATACTATTGAGAATACTGTGTCTAATCAGGTCTTCGTCGATCAGATAATTATTATCTCTATGAATTTGAACCATGATAGAGGCTATCATGGTTCCGTGAAAATCTACCAAAATTGAAATATTTATCATCCTTCCGTGAAAATCAAGTGATTTTTCTATAAATAATAAGTAAGGAGAATCACTCATGTTAGAAACTAAATTTTATGTTTACATTTATTTAAACCCTTTAGATAATAATCAGCCATTTTATATTGGTAAAGGTTGTGGAAACAGACATAAAATACATTTAACACACTGTAGGGAAAAGTATACTAATTTAGATAAGTATAACTTAATTCAAACAATTCGTCAAGAGACAAATAAAAATCCTCCCATAATTATGTATGCGACTGATCTTTTTGAAGATGAAGCATTTTATTTAGAAGAAGAATTAATTGCATTTTATGGCAGAAAACTAAATTCAACAGGTATTTTATATAACCTGACAGAAGGCGGTAGAGATTGTTTTCCTTTACAAAAAGGAAACCCAAAAACAAATTTTCAAAAACAAAAAATTTCTAAAGCAAATAAAGGTAAAATATCAGTTGTTGATAAAAATGGATTTGGTCTAAAAGTCTCTAAAGATGATCCTCGTTGGCTATCTGGTGAACTTGTCGGAGTCAAAAAAGGAATTAAAGAATCTAAAGAAACCAGAAAAAAGAAATCTATTGCTAAACAAGGAATTATTCCACCTAAACAATTTAAAAGTGGTGATATCCCTTGGAATAAAGGAATATCCCATTCTTTAGAAACATTAGAAAAAATCAAACACTCAAATGATAGTAGAATTTATAAAAAGTCTACTTGTATCAAGTGTGGTTTAAAAGCTTTAAAATCTAATATTACTAGATGGCACAATAATAATTGTAAATATCAATGTGCTTAGGCGGCTTCATTACCCCAAGGATCAATAGATAAAGATCGTGGTTTAGCACGCTTTTTTGCTTCTGCATAAAGAGCAGCAGAAAACATTTCAATACCCTTATCGCTAAGAGATTGAATTTGCTTTTCAATAAGATTTCGAATAAAATCTTCAGTTACAAGTTTATTCTTGTAGCGAAAATCCAATACCCAACCTTTTTCTTCAATATTTACTGGTAGTTTCTCAGTCATAATTAATATCCTGTATTGTAAACAAACTTTGGCTTTTCGAATTCTCTAGGTAGAGTTAACATTGAATTAAGTAAAGCGTTCCATTGGTCTTTGCGAGCATTCCAATTATAAACTTGATCTGCATATACCTTCTGGTGCTTTATTCTCAACCCTATATTAACATCATTCTTGAGATTTTCAATACCCATTCTCAATGCACTGTAAAATATTTGTGCATGACGATTTTCATCTTCTGTAAATTGATACATATATGAAAAATTAGCGGCTGTCTCGTAAAGAGCGCCTAAATTGGAATGAACACAGATCAGACCGGCAGACATAGCTTCTATAAGACATAGACAGCTTGTTTCCTGCCACTTTGAAGGGTATGCAAAGATATGTGCATTCTTCAAGGCTTCTCTAACGACTTCGTTAGATTGTGAACCATGATAATTTATGTTAGGATGATTCTCACATTTTTCAAAGAGAGACTTAAATTGATCGTCTCTTTGTTCCCATCCATAAAGCTTGAATGAAGAAAAAACATCTAACTCTAGATCAGGATAGACTTCTAACAGCTTTTCGAAGACTGGTAGGAGGATATTCAGACCACGATGCGGTGTAGGTGTATAAATCAGACGAACCTTGTCAGTAGGCTTCTTATCAAGGTCTACGTCAATAGGTACAATTGCGTTCTGAATGACTAGGCAACGTTCCCAAGGAATTTGATAACGGCCAATGAAAGATTGCATCTGCCAATTAGAAACGAAAACTAGCAAATGAAACTTTCGCCATCCGCCATTATCGAGATATGCAAGTTGAGGATCATTCGCAAGATCATGAATATAAGCAATACGAATTTTGCTTTCATCAAGTTCTTCTGTTAACCTTGTCGGAATAATCTGAAAATTATCCAATAATTCTGATGGTAAAGAATCTTTAAGACGCTTTACCATTAATTCCGTACCTCCTAACAAAATACTATCACTCATTTATTATTACCTCTTTTTAGTGCTGATTGTCTCATTTTTTCTTTAGCTTCTGACATATGAGGATTTCTTTTATCCTCTATATCTTTTTAGCTCTAAAATTTTAAAAGTATTGTATGTCTGTGAATTGGCTCTGCACCATGCATAACCATCATTAATTGATATAATTGTCCACAACCCTTTTTTATTTGAATCGTTAACATATTCTACCAATTCACCAACAATTAATGGTGCATCATATACGATAAAATCTATATCATGTTCAGATATTTTAAATAATTGTGGATCGTAATTCCAAGGGTTTTTTACATAAAAAATATTTTTACGTTCACTCTCATTTTTTACAACTTCAAGTGTAAATGTTGTTTTTAGTTTTACTCTATCAAAATTTGCATATCTCATATTATACCTCAGTTTGTATTGATTGTGGTGATACCGCTGAAACCTTCGTCTACAGTCGGCATTTGAAATGTGGTTTCCATCTGGTCGATGACATGACCCGGAATAGTCTTTCCCGGTCTTGAAGCGAGTCTTTCCTTATGAATTTTATGATCACAATGAAAAACGATTGCCTGCTTATCATATCCGGCAGGAACCAAATCGAGAATTTTCTTACGTGAATTTACAGTCAAATTCGTGCGATCCACGAATACGTCCTTACCATCGATCAAAGCTTCTGCCAGATCGAGAAAGAACTTTTTCTGTGCAACGTTGATAAAACGTTGAAACCCTTCATTGTAGGTCAATCCTTCTGCCTTGCACATATCCTCGATGATTGTATCTGAAGATACAATAACAGCATCCTTACGATTGACTGCATGATTATTAAGCCAAGTTGACTTACCTACACCCGGAAGCCCTACAAGAAGCCAAATATATTTTTTCATTTTAGTTCCTTTTTACATTTCTGCCAGCGAATGTATGTGTTTGAGAATGACAATTCTGACATAAAATTCTTAAATTGTCAATAAAATTGTTCTTAGGATTTCCATCTTTATGATCAAGCTGAAGAACTAATTTCTTATTATTCCAAATTTCTCCAACACCACATTCTTGACATTCAAGAATTCCGTTTTTTTCTTTTATTAACTTTTTGATTTTATTTCTTATATTTGAACCAACTTTAGAATGATTTTCTACAGTATAAATTTCTAATGTCTTTTTTGGAATCTCAAAAAATATTTTATTTTTATATTTAGCATTTAAAAGAGTATGATTTGAAACACCATACTTATCTATAATATATTATATATCATAACCATTGTCAAGGTCTTCACCTATCAATTTCCAATTATATCTCTTACCACAGGATAACGTTGGTAAACCAAGTTTTTTCTTATGATACGATAATGTAGCTTTAGAAATAGTTACAACGCTTTGTATTTCTTTAAAAGATTTACCTTCAATAAGATATTGTTTTATTAAATCAGACTGCATCAATTTCTCCGTTTTATTATTTATCTAACGGTAGAAATTGATGTGCTTAGATGGAGAAGTAGGATTCGAACCTACACAAGCATTTCCTGTTAATCGATTCAAAGTCGATTGTTTTACCAATTAAACTATTCTCCATCTAAGCACATTATTAAAAAATTGGCTCTGGACTCAGGGCTCGAACCTGTATTTCAACTTTCAGAGAGTTGCGTGCTGCCAATTACACCATTCCAGAATATACTCTTTATTTATAGACAAGTAAAGCAGTTTTTTTCATTTTCGGTGTAAAACACCTTTTTAATACCAAATGTAACAATTGCTCTCATGCATCCATCACAAGGCATAGAAATGCCAGTCACAAAAGGTCCGTTACGGCTTTCACGCTTGACACGCAGGCTATAAAGCTCGCACTTCTTAAAGTCGTCCTGATCGATATGACGCAGACCATTCTTGATAGCGTCAATTTCAGAATGAAGAAAAATAGCCTCAGAATTCTTTCCAAACTTCTTCTGGAAAGGATGAGATTTCATTTTGTTAAAGCCTACAGAAACAACAGTGTTCTTGTAGGTGATAATCGAGACGAGTCGAGCATTAGCCGCGACTTCATCAATCGCAATAGCCGACTTGAAAAGGAAATTAAAAATGTCGATCTTCTTCATTTTATACTCTCGATCTTCTTCAGTCTTTTTCTGACAGCAGCTTCAGAAACATTAAGGAACTCGGCAAATTTAGATTTGTTACCCTTAAATTCAGATTGAAACTTAGCAATAAATTCTTCGTTCGTCAAGAGAATTTTTAAACGCTTACCACCTTTTAATTTATTCTTAATTTTTTGATTTGCTCTTTCTTTTCGTTCGTCAATCTCACGTCTTGAATTTTGTATAAATTTATCATCAAAAATGGCATAATCATCAGGTAAACAAATATATCCTGCATGAAATTCTCTATGACAATTTGCACACAATAAAATACATTTTTTTAATTCTTCTGCAATTTTTGCAATAGCAACAGGATTAACTCTAATTTCACCAAATGTTAACTCCTTTAATTTAGGATTAATATGATGTAAATCTAAAGCGTTTTGACAACGATTATAACCACATATCTGACAACAACCACCCATATGTTCAATAATTAAAGATTTTGTTTTAATACGCCATCTAATTACACCTTCAGAATTTTTAGACAAAAAAATACTCCGTTGAAATTAATCTTCGGAGCATTTATAGTAAAATTCGAACCTTTTAAAAAATTAACTGGCTCTGAGGGTAGGAATCGAACCTACTCTCTTTTGGAGTCCTGCGATTAACAGTCGCGAGCCTTGCCATTCGGCCACCTCAGAGCCAGTTAATCTTAATTAAAGATTCATGCTTTATATTTATCCTACTTCCTTATCGATGTCAACAGATTTATTATCTATTCCAATTTTTTTTAATTCATTTGACAAAATTGCACCATATAAGCTACTGAAAAGAGTATAGATTCCGTTGAAGAAATTCTTGAGCCATTCTCCGAAGAAGGTTTCAATGAATGAAAACCACCAAAAACTAATCCAGAAAATGATTTCTGACTTATAATTAGAAACCTTCATAGAGTCAAGTGTGTCGTAAGATACTCTGGAATAATAAGCTTTAAAATTTAAATCTTTTTTGACAGCTAAATTATCATAATTAGCTTTTTTAACTTTAACTTCACCTATCCATTTCTTTACTTTTACATACCACATGAATATTGACCATAATACACCAATGGCAACATATGTAAATACGTACAGAATGGCTTTTACATAATTCTCAGAAAGCCATTGATAAGAATTTGATATTGGATTAAATCCAAAGTATGATAATAAAGCACTATAAAAAATAATTAATATCGGAAGTCCGATCCAAAATCTATAACTCAGAAAAATAAGAGTTAAAAAGAAAAATGCAAATAAATCTAAATCAAACGGTAAAAACACTTAATGATATCCTAAAATTGTTGCGACTGCTAATATTACTGCTAAAACACAAATTAAAAATACTGGCATTAATTATGGTCCATAAACTATAGTATAACCTAAAATATACAGCACAATTAATGTTATAAGTATAACAGTTATGCTTTCTTGTTTAACAGTCATTAATTCATACCAATGGCTTGCATATAAAGTGAAAGAATTTCTTCTTCTTCATGACGCTTATCACGATCTAGCTTACGGAGCTTGACAATAGTGCGTACAATCTTTACATCAAAGCCATTAGACTTTATTTCAACGTAAACGTCTTTAATGTCTTCGGCAATTACCTTCTTTTCTTCTTCAAGACGCTCAATACGCTCAATAAAAGAACGAAGATGACCTGAGTTTATTTCTTCTGTACCTGATACTTCTGTATTACTCATTTTCTTTATATTCTCCAAGAATTTGTTTCCATTTGTTAATTTCTTCTTCGTCTAAAATTTCCGTTCGGACTAATAGATAGTCTTTCAATGGAACAAGATCAGTCAGACCGAGTTCTATATCTGTAGATAGTTCCTCGTAGAAGTATTTTAAATCTTCATCCGGGGGAAATTTTTCAGTTACAATAACATGGAGTACATCAAATGTACAGACGTTACCATCTATTGATATAATATCATCGCTAATATCTACTGCTAAAGTTTTCCACATTAAATGTTATGCCCTTTTGTACTACCATCTGGAAATATAATAATTACAGCTTTATTACGTTTATTAGCGTAATCTACCGTATACCACGTTCCTCCTTTTGCTTGTCTCTCTATTTCTTTAGGAAATGCAAGCAAAAGTTCTGTTTCATTAACTATATTACGATTTCTCTGAAAATATGTTAAGGGAGGTCGATATTCATCAGATATGAAGTCTCCTATCAAATCTTTAATCATCGGAGGATGACATACAATGTGATAACTATATTGCCTTGCTATGGCAGCAACTTCAACGTCCACACCAATACAATTTCCATGATGAAATTCATATTTTTCTAATGGATTTCCTAAAGGAATATTGAATAATGCAGTATTAGCAAATTCTTTTTGGTCCTTACTAAGGCCATTACGAGTGCCTGTCACACCAATTTTCATGGCCATCTTCGTTTCCTTACAATAGGTTCACGCTTTGGTGGGATCATGACGAGCGAATTATCTTCATATCGTACAATGTCCCAACCTTCGTATCTTTCTTTAAATTTCTTAAAGAATTCGATATCAACTTTCGCTAGAATCTTCTTTATCATCATAATTTCCTGATAATTTATATTTGTTTTCAACAAATGTTTGGAATTCTTCATTTGCTAGAATTGGCTTCCAAAATTCTTTGGTAAATTGTGATGAACGATACTTATTACCATTATAAGTATACCATCCACCGCCGCCACCTTCTATCAATCCAAATTCCTTGGCTTCTTCAAGGAGGCCAGAAGTTTCATCTATACCACCATCGAAAAGGACTGTAAAGGCTAATTTTGCCTTTTCTCTTACAAATCGTGATTTTTCAATATGTAAGGTAAATTTATATCCTAATAATTCTTTATCTTTACCTTCACCCTCAGTCTCTTGAGCACGAGTAACAATAAGAACCTGATTAGCAATATACATAATAGCTGTACCACCGCCTACTACAGTCTTTGAATAATTCTCTAAAGTCTGATAAACGTGATTAATCATTACACAAGGAATTTCCTTACTTAAGAAGTAAGGAGAAACGACGCGAAGATAACTTCTAAGAGATTTAGCACGAGTCATGTCAGTAACAGATTTTTCTTCTATGGCGTCTTCAATTTCTTTATTTGAAGCAATAATACCCAAAGAATCTACAAGAAAGAATACGTGATCACCTTTTTCAATTTCTTCTAATCTCTTAACCATATCGAATTTCAATTCTTCAATATGAATTATGTCTCTAAGCAGAAGTACACGATCAGAATCAACTCCGACCATATCTAAATATTCTTTGGTGATGCCTCTTTCGATATCGTAAATAATTCCGATACCATCTGAAAACTTATCTAAGTAAGATTTTAAGAGTAAAAGTGAAAGTAAAGTCTTGAAAGTTCTGGACTCGCCAGCTAGAATTGTAAGACCCGGAACAAATCCACCGTTTAACTTACCAGAAAATGCTACATTGATAATAGGTACTGTAGTAGCCACTGTGTCGGCTTGCACATTAAATGCACTATCAGAAGCTAACGTAGATGTTATGTTTCCTGAACCGGCTCTTTGTAATCTTTCAATTAATGAACCACCAAGTTTTTCTTTTTTTGCCTTAACCAAACTTATTTTGCTCCGATTTTGTCTATATAATCGCCAGATGTATCTGACATTCGAGTACAATAGATTGAGGTTAAATGCCTAGTAATTGACATAGGAATTCTTCCTACAATTCTAATTACAGGATTTAGACCCTCATCTTCTGCAACCCATATTTGCGGTATTTGATTTGCAAACATTTTGAATCTATAAGCCTTGAAAAATTTCAAGATTAATTCAAATTCTTCTTCAGGTATAGATTCTGGTGGCTGTTTCCATGCCAGAATAAATGCATAATGTGCCATATTACTCCTTAGAGTTTACTATCATCAATAGTTATCATACCCTCGTTTGATGGATATGTCAACCTTTTCTTTCGATTTGTCAGAGTAAATTGTGCTGATATCAACAGACATAAAGCCAGAGGATCAAACACGAATCCTAAAATAAAAATAATCCATCTTACAATATTTTCCATTTGTTCTGGCGTTGGATTACCATAGACTGCATCAGCAATATATTTTAAAGGACCAAAATCAGCTTCTAATTTCTTATTGGAAACTTCTGCGGTTATCTTTTGATTCTTGAGTGTATCGAGTGTCGTTAAATGATCTGTCTTGGCCTTTACAAGGCTATCTCTCGTCTTTCGCTGGCTCTGTGCCTGTGCAAGTGAAGATGCTGCCCTGCCTGTGTCTGTGAGCTTCTGTAAGGCATTGTCGATTTGAGCAATCTGTTTATCTAAATCGGTAATGGTGTTAGTTTCGTTATCAATCTTCGATTGTACAATTTCTACTTGTGCATACTGAGTACTATTATTAACCTGTTGCTCGATATGAGCCTTTGAAAGGTAGCCGAACAGTCCAATATAATTAATGAACATGAGAATAACTATGGCGCTAATAAGATACGCCTTAATCAGACCCGGAACTTCTTTCCAATGGAAATGAAGAAAGCTGATAGAAGACAGCTTACCGACTTCTAACGCGATTCCCATAACGACAATTGACCAATAGGCAGACGGAAAGATTGCCGTCATGCCTGTTATACTAAAGAAAGCTGAAATACCTGATAATTCAAACGCTGCTAAGAATAAGATGATACTAAGAAATATTATAGATATTCTCCTAAAATTGCCGCTGTACAACCATAAACTTCACAACCAAGTCTTTTTGTTATTTCGTTAACAATATCACCAATAATTCTTTTCTTTTCTTCTTTATTACCTATATTATGATATACAGTATGTGTAGAATAATATAAAACTTCTTCAGCTAAATAAATGCCTAATAAACAAGCTACAAGACGTGTTGAATCTTTAGATTTCAACATAGAAAGCTTTATTTGTTCTTCATAAAGCCATACTAATTCTTGAATGGTAATCAATTTACTAGGATTTCTCGGATCATATTGTCTATTAAGCGTTGATGTAGTCATTGATTTTCTTCATTAAATTATTAATGATTGCTACACGATTGGGCCACTTGATGATAGGATTGCCGGGGTCTTTACGAAATTCTTCTAATAAAGGCCAGATAATTTCCTTGAGTCCAATAAGTTTAGCATTGGATTCTGAAAGCTTTGTATGTAAAGACTCGATGTTTTCTCTTTCAGAACGTTTTAATTCTTCTTCGGTAGTTGTTGAGAAACCAAAATCAAAAATTGAAAGTTTCTCGTTGTTTTCGTTATCCATTCTTTTCTAAGTCCTTTAATATATCTTCAAATTTATGATCTGTAATAGCATCATCAACAACATAATCAAGTATTTCTATTGCTTCATCTACTTCACTCATTATAATATACCCAAATAGTTGATGTAGAAAATCTTGTCTTGGACTAAGTTGAGTGTTCAAATCCTCTTGGATCATAATATTCTCCTTTAAAAAATATTTGAAATGGTTTTGGCATTATGACGTTTGGTGGTGCATCTGCGAACATAGGTGCAATATCCTTCACTTCATATCCTGCCAAACCGCATCCAATGCAAGTCAGATTGAATTCTAAATCTGGATTTTCTCTTGCTATGAAAAGAAAGTCTTGTACGTATTTATTAATTCTTTCAAGTGAAAGCGTTCTTATAAAGTGATCTTTTGTGGGGATTGCAAAAGAATTTCCTTGCAATCCCCAACCCTGACCATACTTTGCACCGTGCTCGACTTGAGCATAACCGGCTGCACCAGCACCATGACGACCGGCTTCATTAGACCCGAATACGAATATCTTTTTCATCAAAAATCCCTCGGATTAGATAAATGTAGCAAAGCAAAATCTAAATTACCCCAAACTACTGATAATTTTTGTCTAAGTTCTTGAACAGTATATTCTTTATGAAAGTCTACCGCTGAATGTTTAAACGCTTTCCTGACGTAAGATTCGATAGTATCAAGATTATCACAATGCTTTTCTCTTGGAGACTTAGCAAATTCTTTCTTTAATACTCGAATAGCTTCTTCTGCTAATTCTCTTTCACTTCCTTTAAAAGAAGGATTACGAGAAATATGAAATTTCTTTGGTGCTCCTGCTCCTGAAGGAACGAAGTATTCATCAATAACAATCTGTTCTGCTGACTTCTCATTCATAATGGTTCTTCCTGTAGTTCATAATAACGCTTTAAGAACATATGCTTAGCCTTCTTAGGGCTCCATAGCCCTAATTTAATATTTGCTGGCTCGATATCAGTCTTTTTCCAATGTGACTTGTTCATATTCTGATACTGCTCGGTTACAAGCATTTGTCGATCTGCTACCTTGATTTCAGGAGGATAAGGAAATTTGAATTTAAATCTTTTTGCAATAGACTCTTCAATTCGCTTTTCAATTGTTTCGAAATCATGTAGAAGATTCTTCAGAGGCTTATTCATGTCGCCGGTAAAGGCTTCTGAAGAATCGTGCATTAGACCCTCGTAGGCAAGCTCAGAAGGCACAAGATAACTTACCCAATAAGAATGCTCAGCAACGGAATAGAACTCCCTACACTGGCCTGCATAACGACAGGCCATGCTTAGTCCATGAGCGATATCCTCGATTGTGTACTTAGAATTATCAGGATCAAGAAAATCAAAATAATTTCCAGAATGTAGAAGAATTGTAGAAGCAGTAGGTTCTGCTCCAATTATTATTACATTGGAGTTAGATTCATTCTTATATCCAACATTTGTTACCCCATTAGCAAACATAGGAACAAACATTTTAGAATTCTTATAATTTCGTTCTTCTTTTTCTGCTGGTTCACACTCACAAATTTTATTAAGACCGCAAGAGCAGCCTCCACCTTGATCATACTTAGCCAAATTAGTCTCCAAAAATATCGTCGAGGGTATAAACCTTCTTTGTTTCCCATCCGACAGCATCACATACAGCCTGTAATGGCTGTATGAAAGTTTTATCGAATTGCAGATTGTAATCTACATAAGATGCAATGTCAAGTTCTTCTGGATTATCGTCTCCGATTGCAATCACATTTTGGTGTGTCGGATTAGGAAGCTTCAGATAACAAACCTTAATTTTATCGTGATCCTCGATTGGTCGATAACGATTAGTAAGATTTCGATCCTGAATAAACTTGTTATAAATCAATGCACCGCGAACATGCATAGGACAGCCCTTTTTGTATAGACGATCCTTATCGTAATACTCCTTAAGTCCTTGAACCGAAGAAGGTTTTGCGATATCCTCGAAACTCATATTGTAGAATTCTTTTCGAAATTCTTCAACATATTCTATAAGTTTTTGTCGATCCTTTTTAAAAATCAATTTAAATGTGTGCTCTAGAGCCTTACGACATTTCTTAGGTACAGAAGACCTTACAGTTTCCAGACCAGTGACTTTTAACTTAGGTTCTTTATAGTAAATACCTTCACTATAATCTACATTTAAACCATAACGCTTCTTTGCTGTAAAGAAAACTTGATCACAAACCTTTTCGAGTTTCATAGAAGTCTTTAACTCGAAAGCGTTCAATTTGTCGGCCAATTCCTGACAGACACTATCGATATATGGACACATTTCTTCCTCGGCAAACTTTACGATTGCCTTAATAGCCTCGTCCTTATCGACAATACCACTTTGAGTTATGAATTCCTTAAGTGTAATATAAGCAGAGTCGGTGTCACAATAGACTACATAAACAACGCCTTCAGTCTTGAATTTTTTATTCAAATACTTATTAATGCGATCTTCTACATACTTGATGGTTAGCTGACCAGTAAGAGTAATTCCTTCAGCAATAGCATTAGTAAACCAACGAAAATACTTATTGGCAATAGCACCGTAACCTGAGTTATTAATCAACTTGAATGCAGTCTGAAGATTCTTATGCTTTAGGAAAGTATTACGATTTTCATCGGTTTTTTCTTCTTCATATTTCTTTTCAGCAATAGCCTCAAGCTTACGAACACGTTTACGCTCGTCGAAGAATTCTTTCATGAGTGTAGGAACGAACCCTCGTTTGTCACGCTTGAATAGACATCCATTTGCAGTCATGCAATAATCACGACGCTTTAATTCGGCTGTCACTTCTGACATATCGCCATTGATAATTTTTTCAAACTGACGAGTTATGTTTTCCTTTTTAAAAGGAAACTGTTGCACAAAAGTATCAGGAGACATGTTATATTGCATAGCAATTGAAGGATACAAAGACGTAAAGTCTACTGAAACCACATATTCATAATAACCCGGTAAAGGCTCTTTTACGTAACCTCCTTCAATTCTGTAATCAGATTCCTTTACACTAATCTGAGGCACAACAATACGATTGTCCATAAGATAATTATGGACAATCACATCCCAAGGCTTAACAGTAGAAAGAGTATTTTCATAGTTTACTCTTTCAATATATGCAATGTTTACAATCTGTTCAATATAATGAAGTTTATTTTCAAGCTTTTCGATCAGAACAGCATCGTGAATATTGTAAGTATAGTAAAGTTGTGGATTTTGTACATAAAGGTTGTGTAGGCTTCCGTACTCGGAATAGTCAACCTTCTTCTCACCTAGTTCGTATTCTGCAATGAAGTCGAGCTTGTAAGATTCTCTTTCATTCACAGCAAACTTTTTGTAAGCTGCATAATAATCTATAATAGAAATTCCAAAGATTGAAAATGTCTGGACTATCTTACCTGTTCTCTGCTCGATTTCTTTTTCTTCAATAATTCCAAACGGAGAAAGTTTTTCGGCATATTGACCACCTAGAACGACAATGATACGATTAATTATATAAGGAATGTCGAACATTTCAATGTTCCATCCCGTAACGATATCAGGTTGCCATTCTACACTATTCCAAGCCTTTATAAACTTCAGAAGTAGTTCTCTCTCAGTATCACACTGGACATAGACTTTGGTTTCTGTGCTTTCATAGGGAAAATAGCCAAACGTAAGAGTCTTACCCTTCTTGGCTAAGGTAATGGCGGTAATCTGCTTGTCGGCCTTCTGTATGTCTGGAAAGCCATCTGAAGAATCTGTTTCAATGTCAGTGTTGACGATATTCAGTAGACCGAAATTAAACTCAAAACCTTTTTTAAAATTATCGTAAATGTAAGTATATTCAAAATCTGTAAAACCATAAATCTTATGTATATCTTTATTTTTATACAAATAACTTCGTGCTCGCTTCATGGAGTCGAAGTCGATACGCTTTGTTTTCTTACCATCAATAGTAGAATAATCCCCATTGAAATCTTCAATGAAAAGATAAGGTTCATAATGGGTTTCTTTTGAATAAATCTTTCCATCTTTGTAACCACGTTCAAAGATGGTGTCACCTTTCTTGGCGACGTATGTGTAAAAATGTGAAATGGTAATCTCCTAATTAAGCCTAATAACTTATCCTACAAGGAGGAATTTGTCAATAAAAAAGGGCCGAAGCCCTTAAATTATTAGTCCTGATGGAGTTGTCTTATAATGAAGATTCGAATAATTAAATCCTAATTTTTGAGCTTTCTTGACAGCCATATCAAATCTGAGCTTGGAAATTCCATCCCAAAATGCTATACCATTGATATGATCCATCTGCTGCTGAATAACTCGTGCTGTCATGCCTGTAAATGGCATTGTAAAGACTTCGCTACTAGGTGTAGCAAAACGAATACGAATATGCTTAGGACGCACTTTATCAATGACAAAACCCGGATAAGAAAAAGAAGTTTCCTCAAGGTCTACAGTTTCGTCAGAAAAATGAACAATTCGAGGATTGACAAAAACATAGGTAGGATCACCTACCGTAGCAAATATCTTATACTGATACCCGACCTGATTAGCTGACAGACCTAAAGCCATTTCTTTCCATAGTAATTCGGCTAACTCTACAGAAAAATCTTCCAGACTAAAAGGAGGATTTTGAAAATCCCATGCTTCTGCTGGTGTCAATAGCTTAGGTGTATTTTTTTTAATTTCTAATTTAAATGTCATTTACTTTCCAAAAAAAAGAGGGTAACAGAATTCGATATGACATTACGCCAACCTAGTCTGTCACCCTCCATAGAATCAATTCCAAGAACTTTCTTTTTTATCTTTCTTTTCATTGTCCCTTTTCTTCTTTCGATTATCACGATGACCTCTAAATTCATCTTTAGAGGGCTCGTAATCAACGACTTCTGGACTATGTTTTTTTAGATCAGTAAAGTTCTTTTTTTCTTTAAACATAATTATTTCGAATTATGCCTTTGTTGAACGCACTGAATATACACCCTTTGAAGCACCAATTCGCCAAACCTTCTGGTTTGAAATACCATACTGAGTTGCGATTTCACGAAGGGTCTTGCCCTTCTGAAGCTTCTTGACAATACTATCAATTGTACGTGTACGCATTATCTTTTCCTTTAGTTAAATTAAGATACGATCTGTATCTTTTTTTGCAGACTATCTGCAAAAACTGGTTATTACTTTAAATCGATGCCCGGATATGCAATTCCGGTTTATTCATCTGACTGATCTTCGTCATCTGGTTCTGTTGAGACTTCGGGGTCTTGTGGTTTAAGAGACATTGCTACCTTAAACAAAGTAGCAGCCTGCTTAATAGCTGCTTCAAAGTCATCAGGACTATGCTTAAAACCATCGACAATCCATGTCCATGGATATAGCAAGAATGTGTCAAGAATTACTGGCATTAGAACATTTGTAGCAATCTTATCATTGGCCTTGCCAAACTTTTGTACTGCTGCGTTCAAATCTGCCTGAAATTCAGCCACACTTTGTAATGATAGAAGAAAGTTACTGGTATCCTTAAGATTATCCTCAGTAACGTTTACGTTT